AAGGCTCAAGCTGAAATGGGTGGAGCGCATAAAGGCGCTAATAATCCTTTTTTCAAAAGTAAGTATGCTAACCTTGGCGCAGTAGTTCAGGCAGTCAAGGAGCCTTTTACTAATAACGGGTTAAGCTACGTCCAATTCCCTATCGAGGATGGCGGCAGAATAGGCATAGAAACGATTTTAATGCACATATCGGGCGAATGGATGTCTTGCCCCTTTACGGTCAACCTACAAAAGCAGGACGCGCAAGGCGCAGGATCAGCCATTACTTATTGTAGACGTTATGGATTGCAGGCGATTGCAGGCATTCCATCGGAAGACGACGACGGAAATAATGCAAGCATCAAAAAACAAGATGAAACCATTGATTTGGCGAAGACTGCTAAAGAGTGCGGCTGGACTGTTGAAGAGGTTTTAAACTCTTTCGACCCTCCGTATAAGTCATTACAAGACATTGAAGACAAAGTAAGTTGTGCGGAATTCTTAAAATCTAACAAGGTGAAATAAATGATAGCTCTATTTGAAGAAATAACAACAGAGAAAGCGTTAGCGGCGATTGAAAAAGATGCAGCGCTTTATGATGGAATGTTCGTAGATATGAAGGATGATAAAGAGCGTAAGTTTGTCAAGACAAAGGCATCTGTTATCACCTCATTATTAAAGAAGTTAGATCGCGCAAGGATTGACAAAAGCGCAAATTTTAAAATCCAGGTTGAAGATGAAGCTTTAAAAATTAAAACCAGATTGCAAGAAGCTAACAAACCTTTTACACAGTTGATGGATGATTACAAAGAGGTTAGAAGGGTTGAATTAGAACAAGAAAAACAACTTCAAGCGGCCAAAGACCTAGCTTTTCAATTACCGTTTGATCACGAAGAAGCTATTTCGATGGATAAATTATTTGATTTTGAAAAGTCCGAAGCGATTAGAGAACAAAAAGAGCGTGACGATTTACTGACTAAAGAAGCCAATGATCGAGCTATCAAAGCCGAAAAACAAGCCAAAATTAACGCTGACAACGCAGAAATACAAAGGATAGCCGATGTTAAGAAAGCGGAAGAAGACGCTACACAGCGAGAAATTGAACGCCAAGAGCAAGAAAAAAGAGAAAAAGAAGAAAAGCAAAGAAAACTTGAAGCCAATAAAAAACATGTGGGTAGAATATGCGGCGAGGCTAAAAAATGCTTTATGAAAGACAAAGAAATTAATGATGAGCTGGCAACTAAAATCGTTAAGATGATTGCCAAACACGAAATTAAACATATTTCAATCAGCTATTTCGGCTAACAGGAGAATAACAATGGAAAACGCAAATAGAATTTTAGGTAATTTAGCCAGAGTTCCCATGTATACAGCAACAGTAAATAAAAAAGAGGTCGAATATTTACTAGGAGAGCTTAGTGGAACTGTGTTTTGTAATGGCCGCTTAAGACAGTTAGTCGCAACGCCTATCACTAATAATTTGTTCTCGTTAAAAAGTGTGAGAATGTTTTAATGAAAAGTCTTATGTGTGGATGGATATGGAATCTATCTGAATGGTCCGGTATTCCTTTAGGTCGATTTGCACCGGTTATTTTCGGCGGAATGATTGGCTGCAAAGGTGAGAAAGTAAACAAATAGTCCAATAACAATACACTAACAAAGCCCTTTAACTAGGGCTAAGGGCTGCCAGAGTTTCTATTTTAGTCTCTGGCGCTTTGATCGGTTGGGGCCGTTTAGGAGGCTCCAACCACACAGGGGTAAGTTATGAGAACTATTAGATTCAGGTGTTGGAATACTGCTAAAAATATAATGTACCCTCCATCTAGTATATGGAAAATGAATTTATTTGAGTGTGATTTTTCATCAGATTTAAAGCTAATGCAATACACCGGACTAAAGGATAAGAATGGGAAATCCATCTTTGAAGATGACATTGTTGTTAGAAAAGGGTGGGACACTAATTCAGAAGAATATTACGAGTGGGCGCATCATAAAGATTTTTCAGACGGGGTTGACGAGGCATTGGAAGCAAAAATTCCCATCATCGATGTAGTAACTGATGTAGTAACAATGGCACGATTTCCAGTTTACTGGCTTAAAAATGAAGAATTTGGTTACGAAGGTGACGATTTAGAAGAGCCTGAAAAGTTTGAAATAATCGGCAACATATACGAAAACCCTGAGCTAATTAAATAGGTGATATATGAAAACCAAACAGCAAAACAAATGGACGCTTAACTCATTACAAGCCGTTCAAGACGTTTGCGACTATTTACCTAATAGATGGTTAGCCGATAAATATTTAATACTAACCATAAAAACAGCATCAAAACTAGATATACAAAACCGATGGATCCAACAGTTTTATAATATGGTATCTGAGCAATCAGGGCAATCCAGGCAGAGTTTGGAAAATCACTGTAAATACACGCACGGAATGCCAATATTATTAATCGATGATCCAGCACAGGCCGCAATATGGCGAAAGATTATGCTAACTTTAACAGAAGAGGAAAGATTGTTATCGATGAAATACACCTCTGTGACGAGGTTATTCGGATTAAAGGAAGCGTCCGAATACATCAAGCAACTAATTAACCATTTCGACCATCACGAATTACCAAGAAAAGATTGGGAAAAGAGCAGAGCTTCAAATATAAAGTAAATTAACTTAAAAGGAAAAGAAAATGAATATTGAAATTATATTAATCTGGTTATTAACTGGTATCGTTGCTGACTTTTTAGGAATGATATTTGTTTGGCGGCGCCACATCTCAGGCATGAAAAAGATATACGCCTCTTACGATAGACCTTACGAATCCGATGAAGATGATACATTTATAGCTTCTGTAAAGCGGGCGCCTTGGTTTGCTCATGCTGGGTTGATACTTATTCCGCCTTCTCTTCTTCTACTTATCAGTGAATTTTCCGAAGGGGAATAACCAATAATGAACGGGAAACCAACTGCGGCACAAAAGCGATTCCATGATTGGTGTAGAGACTTTGGTTGCGTTGTATGTCTCTGTGATACAGCGATCCATCACATAAACGGATCAAGAATGAAGTTAAAAGGGTGTAAAAATCCAGGTGAGTGGTATATTTTGCCGCTATGTTACAGGCACCATCAAGGCGAGGACGGCATACACACCGATAAGAAAAAATTCACAGAAAGATATCGACCACAAAAAGAAATCTGGAAAGACCTGATACACGAGTATAAAAATGAACACGGAACTTTCCCCATGAGCGAAGAAGAGTATCAAATTATAATGGAGCGAGCATGAGAGTTGATATTAAGCCACTATCAGTCAATGAAGCATGGAAAGGACGAAGATTTAAGACCGATAAATACAAAAACTATGAAAATGCGTTGATGTTGATTTTACCAAAAGCCGCATACATTCCGGAGGGTGAGATAGTGCTTAAACTCATCTTTGGACAAAGTAGTCCCCTGGCAGACTTCGATAATCCGGTTAAATGCTTTGTTGATTGCCTTCAAAAGCGGTACGGATTTAACGACAGGATGATAAAAAGGTGTGTGATCGAGGTTGAAAAAGTAAAAAAAGGAGAGGAATTCATCTTCTTTAACATGACTGATTATCACGGCAATAGTACACAGTAACAAGGCTGAAAGATTCCATTTTACATAAAACATTTTAAAAGAGGTTAATATGAACGCATTTACAAAAGGTATTGAAGATTTCGAAGCCGGTCTTGAATTAGACAATAACCCTTATGGCGAATTAGACAGCAAGCGTGACGAATGGGATGATGGTTGGGCAAAAGCCAAAAAAGACTATAATTCGGTTACGGTTAACACTAAAGGTAAATAACAATGACAACTCAAGAGAGGCTGAAGGAATTATTCTACTATCAACGCGGTCAGTTAATTAGAAGAGTTTTAGCGGGTTCTAGAGGTGTAGCTGGTGAAATTGCCGGAACTTTAAACTCTAACGGTTATATCTATATTACAGTCGATAATAATAGATATTTTGCGCACCGATTAATTTGGCTGTATCACTACGGATATTTACCAAAGTATCTCGATCATAAATACGGGAAAGAGATAGGCAATTATGTGTGGAATCTAAGACCTTGCACAGCATCACAAAATAGATATAACAGCAAAACTCCTACAACCAACAATTCTGGAGTTAAAGGTATTTCCTGGGATAAGAGTAGGTTATTATGGCTTGCAAGAATTAAAATTAACGGAAAAGGTAAGTTTCTTGGGCGTTTCAATAGCAAAAAAGAAGCTGCCAAAGTTGTTAGCGCAAGCAGAGTAGCATATCACGGCGAGTTTGCGAATAACGGCTAGCCCAAGTATAATGTTAACTTCCATAAACAAAGGTTTAACTAATGAAGTCAAGAATATGGCAAAACTCATCGTTTACAATAAGCGGTGGTTCATCTCTGAAGACGGAAAGACCGTTCTATCAGGAGTTGGCGAGCCTACTGGCGCTCTAGCGATTGCTAAGGAGTTTGATGTGATCGTGACTGAATTTAAAGACCTTAGCAACAAGAGAGCCGCATAATGCCAACAGGTAAAGATAAAGGTGATAAGCCACTAACGGACGTTCAGAAAGCAGCCAAAGCAAGAGTGGCGGCTAAAAGACGCGCAAACAACAGTAAAAAGTAATGTTTGACGGTATCTGTATATTGTTATCGATGTTCTTATTTTATAAGGCTGAAGAAGGTTATAGAGATATAGCCTTTTTCGTTTTATGTTTTTTTGTAGTCAGTGACGTAGTGTTCCATTATTTCCTTTTAGATATCAGATACGCTGCAGGTAATGGCTGGATCATTTTTTTACTTTATAATACGATCAATGTCGCTATCATATGGAAGTTGTGGAAATTAATGTCTCCTTTATTTATTAGGCGTGTTTTAGTGGCAAATGTTTTGTTAAATATTGTTGTCTCTTATTATTTCATCTCGGATTCAGTAACAGACTTGGTATATACTATGTATGAATATCCTGCGGGATTTCTTATGGTATTAAGTTTGTTTTTTCTATGGATGGTGAGCTATGGAGTTAGATCTTGCGACAATAAAGTTAATCATACAGGGTTTATCTGTTCTCTTCTTCGCTATTGCCTTCGGGATCGGAGCGGGACTTGGTTGGGTGCTAGGATTCAAACATCGAGGGTGGAAAGATGAAACAAGAGACCTTAAGCGAGAGCTTGATAGAGGTTTTAAAGCAATCCATCGATCAAGCCAGCGAGAGCAACAAAGAATCAAACCAAAGGATGGATCAACTAGCTGACACAATGACCACCTTGGCTGAAACGGTCGCGCGTTCAGAAGAAAGACACATTAGCCACAGCGAAGGACTAGAGCGTATAGGCACAGAAACCAAAGAACTTGGTAAAAAATTCGACATCTACGCATCAAACAACGACTCCCGGGTAATGGAAATGGAAAAGCAATTCCTCTTACTCAATAAATCAGACACCTTGATCCAAAAACGATTTGCTAAACTCGATAAATTCGCAATGGGTATTATCTCCTCAGTGTTAGGCGCGGCCCTTATTGCTTGGATGGTGATAAAATGAAAGAAACCAAGCAAGACCAAAACAAACCCTATAATTACCATCAACCAGACCAATATCCAAACCAAGGCGGCAACCCTAACGATTTATTCAAAAAGCTTAAAGAGGTAGAGAAGAAATGAAAGATTTAGTAAAAGACTCAGACGGCAAAATTTGTGCCGCTAAAATTGCTTTCTGGATAACTTTATTATCGTGCCTGGCTAAAATATTCATGCAAGACGCTCCAGATTACGGGGGTTTAGCGGTATTTCTATCACCAGTAGCGGCCTTATATTTTGGACGATCTCATACCAAGGCACAAAAATGATACTATCAACCATCAAAATAAAACTTATGGCTTTCTTCGCTGCTATTGGCGTTTTTATGGTCGGATACATTAAATATCTGAAAGCCAAGAACGAAAGACTAGAACATAATGAAGAAGTCCGAGAGGAAATAGAAGAAATCCATGAGAAACAAATCACAGATAGACAAGAGGCTCTTGAAAATGAAAAGCAAACGATTAAGAAACGGGTTAAGGATAATTCTAACAAGTCTCGTCGTGATATTGCTAGCAAGCTGTAAGACCATAGAAATAGCTCACGACCCGTTAGAATGCTTACCACAGCCTGAAATATCACTAGTGGATAGACTAACGGACGACGAGCTTAATTCATTCTCTGGCGAAGTATTTGAAGTATTAGAGATACACATCATTACTTATCAAGAGAGGTTTAACACCCAATGCAACCTTATCAAAAAGCACAATCAAAATCATGCGGAGTCCAAGTGAAAACCATTATTAGTATTATATTAACCCTTATTTTAATTAGTGTGAGTTATGTGAGTGCTGATGGGCAAGTCACTATCACTATTGATGCGGTTACTAAATACACCGACGGGACACCAATTTTAGAGGGTGAATTACGCAGATATAAGATATTTTTAGGTGAAATTCTCGTAGCAAGTTTAGAGCCAACCACGCTTGAATATATCGACATATTTCCAGACGGTACCCATATTTTTACAGCAACAGCCGTTGCTCTTATTGATGGTAAAATGGTGGAATCCGTTCATAGCGAGCCAATTACTGTTATTATTCCACCACCTGAACCAGATCCAGAACCAGAAGAAAAGCGACCTAAAGCCCCAATGATTATGTTTACGGTCAAGGTGATTAACTAATGACTAAACCCTATTCCAATTTCACTGAAGAGACCTGCACAGGCACCGGCGACACGATGGCGCTTGCAGGGGTGACTACCGACAATATTGTTTTCAGTGAGAGCTTCGCCGATGGTGAGGAAGTCGCTTATGTGATTGAAGATTCGGGCGGCGTGATTAAAGTGGCTGGTATTGGTACTTATGTTTCTGCAACCGATGATATTACCCGAAATGATACCTGGAGCTGGAACGGCACAGTCATTGATGATGATCCCGCGCAATCCAATATTACATTAAGCGGTGGTACTCATACAATCCGATGCAGTGAAATCGATAAACAGTTTAATACGGGTGGCGTGACATCAAACAGAATTTATAACTCCAGTTTATTCCATGAAATGTCGGCCACAGTTCCCATAAGTTCCACGCAAAGGATCCATTATATTCCAATGCCTTTGGATTATGCAGGGTTTTTTGATGGGTTTTCTTTTGAAGTAACGGCAACCGGCGGCAATGTTAGATTAGGGCTTTATACCTCTAAAGATGGACTACCTGATTTGCTAATAGCCGTACACGATACAACTTTTTCAGTCGGTACAACAGGATTAAAGTCTGCCAGTTTTGACGGGGGGTCTACCTTTATCAATCAAGGGCATTATTATTTAGCTATCCATAACGATGGAAGCGTGACCGTTAGAGGCAATCCTAGCGATTCAGTCGGCAACAACCAGCTTGGTAAAACAGCGATTAACGGTCAAATAGGAATGGCATTTAAAGCGAGGACTTATGCTGTTATGCCAAACCCCGCAGACATTACATCATTGACGTATCAATCTCAAGCCGCTGGAATAGGGGTGAATGGAACATGATAAACTATATAGAATATGGCATAAGGTTCCATGATTTTATTAAAGAGTCTGGACATTCGTTGATCCAAAAGGATGGAGAGTGGATCAGTTCCGATGATGTTGCGGTTCAGGCGCTTATTGATAACTACGATCCACTATCAGAAGCAAAGACCGACGCTAAACAACGGGTCACGCTCCATGCAAGTCAATTAGTCGCAGATATTTACCCGTTCATCAACCCTGAAAAGGAAGAGGCTGTCGGACTTTATCATTTCACAACGGATCTTTATCTTTCTATCAAATCAGCCAGTAGGAACGCTTTATCCGGTAGGTTGTTAGAGTTTAAAGGCATTTACGACACGGCCCAGGTAAAAATAGCCGAGGTCAATGCAATGACTGATTGGCAATTAGTTGATGCTTATGACGCGACTGTAGGCTGGTAAACTATGCCCGGCTTTAGACCGATAGGAGGCGGGCCAATAGGTTCGGGTGCCGTTGCGGAAGCTGGCGGAATATCTCTAATTGTTCAAAGTCTTACGCAATCACAAAGTATTGATCAACCAAACTTAACGCAAGCTAATATATTGAGCGTTAATGATCTCGATCAAGCTCAAACAATTGATATCCCTTCATTAATACAAGCCCATATTTTATCTGTCAACGATTTAACGCAAAATCAAACGATTGATAATGTGACTTTATCGGTTGTCGGCGCTTTATCAGTTGATGATTTAACCCAGGCTCAAACCATTGATTTGGCTAATATCATCCAAAGCCATATATTGTCAGTTGATGATCTAACTCAAGCTCAATCCATCGACCAGACAAGCTTAGTGATTGAAATAACCGTTAATGATCTAAACCAAGCTCAAAGTTTAGACCAATCGGCACTTGTTCAAGCCCACATATTAAGCGTTGATGATTTAACTCAGGCGCAATTATTATCTAATGTCGCATCAGGCGCAATCGTCATAGGATTTCATAAAGGTGAAGTTTTAGTATTTTCCGCTTATAATGGTATAATCACATCAACCAACGCACAGACCGGCGAAGTTAAAGTATTCAATGCCGTTGATCTAACTTAGAGGTTTATTATGGCTAAATCAATACCAGATGGTAATATCGATTTAATGTTAGATCAAGTCGAGGGTACAGACATTCATGTTTGCTCAGCCGAGCCGACGACATTCGCTGAGGCAACGACCACATTTAACCTGGCAAGTGATTCAGTCGGCGCTTATGCTAAATCAAATGGTGACGTATCAGGCCGTAAGAATAATCAAGCAGGAACGACCGGGACGAGTATTTCTACTACTGGAACAGCGACTCATGTGGCTATCACAAATAGTGTAGGAAGTGTTTTAGAATTAGTCACTACAACGACCAGTCAAGCATTAACCAGCGGCGGCACGGTCGATATCGGTTCATTTGACCATGAAATTGGAGATCCAACCTAATGAAAAAGTTTGAAGTGACAGAAGATCCATACTTCGATCATGGAGGCGAAAGGTTTATGCTTGGCGATGTACGTTCTCATGAAGATGGGCAATATTTTATTGATCTGGGTTGGGCTAAATGCACGGAAACTGGAAAATCTGGCAAACGGATTGAAGGTCCAAGCAAAATCCAACCCGATAACGTCAAACAAGTATTGAAATAATGGCTAGTCTTGAGTTAGCCCCGGACAATTCTGTAAATGTCCAGGTAACAATTACTAATCCGATTACTGAAGCATCTGTCGATGATGCGGCTGTGACCGGTAGAATTGATAATCCTGACGATACAGTACTGGAAGCGACATTCTCAATGCCGTTCGTAGCAGCGTCAAGCGGTATCTATAGAGCGACATTAGCACCAATATCTGGTTTGACTCTAGGGGTTATTTATAAAGTCATTATTGATTCAGTCGGCACCGATTCATTGATCGGTCATTGGGTATTAGATATTAAGGCTACGAAAGCGGATACCAGCTAAATGGACGATGAACTAATAGACGAAATAGAGCGGAAATCAATCCAATATGTAAGACCGTGGGTTTGGTCACTGTTGGGCTCGTTAATGGCTCTAACGGCGTTTCTACTAGCGAATGGTATACATTTAGGAACGATTGCTAACCGACACATCGATATCATTCAAAAAGAGCGCGAATTAGGCATCCGGTCAAGAGTAGAATTCCAAAAAGATATAGAAGTTATCTATGTATTGATAGCAAAAAACAATCAAGTAAACCTCAAACAAGATAAAATAATCCTCCAATTACAAAAAGAGAACCAAATACTCAAAGAAAATTCACACCCTCCTGCAAATTAACCACTACAAACAGTTTGACATTCTACTATAAAAGGCGCACGCTAGACCTAATTTCTACTAATTAGGCTATAAAATGAAATATATTGGAATTCTCGCATCTTTTGTAATCTTGGTTATCTTGAATGCTATATATTCAGGTTATGTATTAAGTATACTTTGGGGTTGGTTCGTATCACCTGTTTTTAATATTGCCGAATTGACGATTAATAGCGCAATAGGTATATCTCTAGTGATTAATTTTTTAACATATCAATCTGACGCTGCTAAAGAGGCTGATAAGAGTGATTTTTTTGGAAAGTTGATTGCAAGAATTATTATCATGCCAACGACTGCATTGATTATTGGTTGGATTGTAACTCTATTCGGGTAATATTATGAACTACGGCAAAGCATTCACCAAAGCGGCGGCACATTGCGGGTTAATTCGAAAACGCATGGCCAAAGAAGTCGGCGTATCAGAAAACTACTACTATAATCTCTGTTCAAACAACAAGCCTGCTAGCCTGGCAATGATAGAAAACACCGCCAAAACCTGTGATATTAAACTATCAATCTTTTTTAAGTGGGGTGAGGAATGAAACACTTGTTTGTTTGGGCGATTATCTTCTCCTTTTTCCTGTGGATTTTATCAGATTTAAATGATACCGAGATAGTTAGGAAAGGAACTGTATCTATTTTAATGTTTATTTGCTGCGCGATGGCAAGAATAGAAATCCTTTTCGAGCAACTAAAAAGGCGGGGTGAATGATGATAAATGAATTATCTAAAAACGATTTTTTATTTGGTTTCTCGATTGTGGTATTGGTTGTATTTTTATGCCTTTTAGTTTTGGTTGTTTTTTATATACTTAGAGAAGTATCACGGGAAAAACGAGAATCGATAAGGCCTATCGGTAGAAAATTAAATCTTAATATTGGAGGAAACCCGCTAGTAGGCATTGCCGGCGAAGATTTAGAGCTTGGCGACTGTGTTGTTTTTGGTGAGGATGGCAAAATACATAAGGCAAGGAGCGGTCAATGAGCGAATTAAAACCAATTGAAGCGGGGTGTAAGGCGGTTATAGTAAAAGGGCATTTGACCGGTAAACCTGTTGAAGTTGGCGAATATTATGGTGAGCACCCGAGAATTGAAAATAAAGGGTTGTGGAACGTCGATTTAGTCACGGCTGCTGTACCCGATGATAACGGTTGTTATATTGGTGTGTCCCTATATCCGGAAGACGGAATGATGAGAATAGACGATCCAGACCTAAAGAAGCCAAAGAAAAATAAAATATTTGTTGGTAAGCTTGAAAGCATTACTATCGACGGTGTTGAACTCGAAGGTGTGAATTATGAATAAATCTCAAGAATATTACACGTTGTTATTTAATGTTATGGGTAAAAAGCTTGGCGCATGTCAGGCCGATATTAATGCATCAACAAAACAATTTAAACAAATAATGTTCAACAAAATAGTTTCAGCTGATGAATTCCTTACAATAATTGAGTTAATGCCTGGAATAATGCGCCCATTTTGCCGCAGTAAAAACATAACTATTGGCAAATTACGAGATAACGTCTATAACAAAAAACTAACCGCAAACGAATTTTTATCAGCTATTGAGATGCACAATGATTAAACCAGTAAAGAGAAACAAACGCCTAAAGTGGATAGATTCGCATTATGTTAATTTCTATAAAGCAGGTTTATTTTTACAAAAATGCCAAATGGCCGGCGTTGTAGCGCAAGGCTTTGCTCAACAAACAACGATAATATCAAGTGATGGCTCTATTGGTAAGTTCGCGGCAATCGCACTAAATACGTCCAACACGCACAAAGCATTAACAAAATTTCCAAAGGTTAAAGGAAGGGTAACGAAATGAATAGAACATGTGAATATATAAATGTAGCATATGTATTTTTAACTAAAATGTTTGCGTGTTTCGTAATTGGATGCGCGATTGGGCTTGTTGTCGGGTATATCAATTAACAGGATAAACGTAATGACTAACGAATTATCACCAGAAACCCTAAAGATTGATATGAATGGAGAGATTACATCTAGTCAACCAAAACCTATTGGTCCAGAGAATGAGATAATAAAATCTGTATCGCTTGAGGATTTAATTAACATTTTCAACATTTCTTGGTTAAAAAGGCCAGACGAGAATAAAAGAGTGAATAAATAACCATGCTATCAGATAAACAAATACAAAAATACGCTATAGAGATTGCAAAGTCTGTTGCCACTTATAGCTCGACTATAAATATTCATCCATTTGGAATATTAACTACGGCTGTCGGGGCGCTTTCATCACTTAAGAATGATCAAAGGCAAAATTTTACCGATAACTGCAAACAATGGCTATTCGACAATCAGGAATCCTACCCTTTTTCAATAACAAAACAAGATATGTTATACTAACCCTATGAAAGAATTCCCTGAACAGGGCGAGAAGCCCACCTTAGCCGTGCATCCTTTGGCGGCATTTTTTATTCGAGAAAGCTATGCCAGAAACCAAGATAGATAAAAGGATTGGCAGTCAATTCTGGAAGCAAAGAAGCACTCATGGTAGAAAGCCTAAATTTGACGACGATGAAAAGCTATGGGATGCCTGCCAACAATACTTCCAATGGTGTGAAGATAATCCTTTGTTAGAAGATAAAGTCTTCCATACTAATGGGCTGCTCACTCGAACAACTATCGCTCACATGAGAGCTATGACCATTGCAGGAATGTGTTTATACATTGATATATGTGAATCAACCTGGGCAAACTATCGAGAAAAGAAAGATTTTTTGGTAGTCATTACGCGAGCAGAGCGCTATATTTACGATCAAAAGTTCTCCGGAGCCTCTGCAGACATGCTTAATGCTAATATTATCGCCCGTGATTTAGGACTGAAAGACAGAAAAGATATAACCTCAAGTGATGGCTCAATGTCTCCTAAGTCATTCAATGATTTCTACCAAAAGTAAACCCAAAGAAAAAGCTAGCCTCAATCCCGCCCTGAGAGATTTTTGGCAAACGAAATCAGATACCAAGATTCTCAAGGGTGGTCGAATATCCACTAAGACCTGGGACTGTGCCGGATTCGCTATATTCCTAGCATCAAATTACACTGTTAAATTTCTTTGCATGAGGCAATTCCAGAATAAGATTAAAGAATCCGTCTATGCGGTGTTAAAGGTTCAAATAGAGCGATTTGGATTAGAGGACCAATTCGAGGTATTGGCCACTGAGATAAGGCACCGAGTAACTGGCTCATCATTCCACTTTTACGGCATTCATCGAGACATCGCAGAGATAAAAGGCTTTGAGGGTGCAGACATTGGCTGGATTGAAGAGGGAGAAGGGCTTACCAAGGAACAATGGGCTATTATCGAGCCTACACTACGCAATGAAGGCGCTGAATGCTGGATATTGTACAATCCTCGTTTAGTATCTGATTTTGTTGAAACCTTCCACCACGATCCAGAAAATGGCGTAATTGTCCGACACATCAACTACGACGAAAACCCTTTTATATCACAAACCGCATTAAGAAAAATCAACCGACTCAAAGAGCAGGATTATGAGGAATATGAACACTATTATTTAGGCATTGCCAGGAAAGACGATGATAATGTCATTATTAAACGCTCTTATATTGAAGCGGCTATAGATGCTCACATTAAGCTAGGTATAGAGCCAAGCGGCCAGAGAAGGTCTGGTTTCGACGTAGCAGACGGAGGGAAGGATTTATGTTCTCACATCTATGCCCATGGCATTGTGGCGCTATGGGGTGAGCACTGGAAAGCCAAAGAGGACGAATTACTGGAGTCATGTAAGCGCGTTTATGCAAAGGCTTTATCATTCAAATCTCACATAGACTATGACTCAATCGGTGTTGGCGCGGGTTCAGGCGCTAAATTTAAAGAGCTTAACGACGAGCGAAAAGGGATATCTGGTTATTATGAGATTAAATACTCGAAGTTTATAGCGGGTGCCACTGTTGCCAATCCTGATGAATACTACGTTGATACCGACGAAGAGAAAATTACCAATAAAGATTTCTTCGAAAACCTTAAAGCCCAATCATGGTGGTTAATTGCTGAAAGGTTCAGAAATACTTACAACGCGGTCACTAAAGGACAAAAATTCGAAGATCATGAATTAATTAGTATCAGTTCCGATATGCCAAACCTGGCTAATCTAACCACGGAACTATCAACACCTAGACGTAAATTCAGCAAAACGGGTAGAGTTATGGTTGAATCGAAAGAGGAATTGGCAAAACGTGATATCCCTTCACCAAATGATGCAGACGCCTTTATCATGGCATACTGTCCAAGAGTCAAAGACCAAACACGTAAAGCGGGTGGATTTTAACATAGGCTAAGGCTATAATACGCCAATGCCTATAGTCGATTGCACATCAAGCGGTAAACCTGGTAAGAAATTCGGCGAAAGCGGGTTTTGCTTCACTGGGCCTGACGCTGAAGAAAAAGCCGGCGCTCAAGGTCGCGCTATCAAGGCAGAAGAAGGCAATTCAGACCATCTCAAAAAAAAGGATAAGCGATGAATCCTAAAGTTGTCGAAATCACTAAAAAAGATACTGCCACATCTAAATTGGTCAATGCGCTACAGCACACGCTCAGACGCATAGGAACAGCGTTAAACTTTGGCATCTCTCCGGACGGTAAGCGCGATTACAATACAATTTTCGGGTATGGCACCAGTCTTGCCTATTCTGATTATTTCGGTATGTATAGGCGTTCAGCCATTGGTAATGCGGTTGTCTATAAAGTCTCCAAAGCTTGTTGGAACGAAATCCCTAAAATTACAGTTAACGATGAACAAATCCTAGAAGAAGAATTAGACACCCTAAATAAAATGGGTTTCTTTCGCGCACTAGAAAGGGCCGATACACTCAATCGGATCGGAAAATTCAGCGTTTTATTGATGGGTATGCCTGACGGAATGGAATTAAAGCAGCCTTTAGGCTCAGTCAACAACATGGATGGATTGTATTTCAACCCCTATAATTTTGATGGTATCGAGATATTAAAATGGGATGTGGATCCCATTTCTAAGCGATTTGGCAAACCTGTTCTCTATCAACTTCAAACAACCAGTTTTGGCGAAAAAGAAAAAGATATTCAAACTTCTTCGATTATTGTTC